CAGTCCTTTTGCCACCAAGTAGCGTGAAGTTCTGGCAGTTCAGGACTAGCTTTGACATTTTTTGTCCATTTTTTTCCCAGGTTTCCTGCTGAAACTCACCATTTACAATAATTTGACTGCCTTTTTTTACATAATCACCAATGGCCTGGGCCTGCTTTCCCCAGACCTTAACCCGAAGCCAGAGGGTTTCCGCTTCTTTGCGTCTACTGGAAACCGCAAGGCTGAACTCGGCAACCAAGGATCCGCTTTCAAAATACCGCATTTCTGGATCCTGTCCTACATTTCCGCTGAAAGTGCAATTGTTAAAAGATGCCATCTGCATTAAAAAGTGAACTGTTAGCTTAAGCGAAGCGATCACCAAGCCGTTTCATTCTCGCCCTCAAAGCCAAAATTGTCAAGCCCATCCCCCTGAGTGTCGGACGAAAGAGAAGGCCTGAAGTGGGGATCCGCTGCCATTTTTGGAGGCAGGGAATAACAGGCATCCTTGAGCCATATTTGACAATACTTGCCCCTGCCATCTTCCTTTTCCTTTTCTTTCATTGAAGTTACGCACCCAGACATTGTAATATAGTCACCATTGTTTATGTATTCTTCGATTGGCCTTATTTTTCTGCCATAAAATCTAGAGCTTATGTAATGAACCTCTTTACCAGCAGTGGCAACGCGAATAGTCAACTGTATGAATTTTCCATACTTGTCGCTTTCTTTTATTGCTGGCTGTTCAGTGACATAGCCATCGGCACTTGCTGACATCATGTGATTTGTTTTAGAAAGGACTTGATTAGTATAAGTCTTGCCATCGACTGGCGCCGCAAGACTGCAGCATTCTACCACTCCACAGAATCATCGTTCTCTCGACGGACCGAATACCAATCAATTGAAATTGCCTCATGAAGTGTTTCGGTTACAAGTGCTGAGACAACTGCATCCAAGCTTATCACATTGCCCTGGCTTCGTTTTTTAAGCCTTTCGGTAAGTTGAATTTCAAGTAAATCTTTTTTGTCTTGGAGTGTAAGTGGCTTTCTCTCTTGAAAATCAACTTTTTTTGCATAACCAGCTACATCAAGTGAGTAGTCTTCCAGCGCTTTATTAGCAATAGAAATTCCATGCTCTATCCCCTGCTTCCTTGCTATCTCAATGCGCAGCCTTTCTTCTTGCTCTTCTTTTTTCGCAAGCTGCTCCCTTAAGTCTTCTAACTCTTTTTTCTCAAGTTCTTGCTTTAGCAGCGAGTCATACAACTGCCCGAGATCCTTGGCTGCCTCTGCTTTTGCGTTTTGGCCAGCAACAGCAAACTCTTCCAGGGAAGAAACGTCAATCTGGTCAAGCTCGACAAGTTTTTCCGCTGCTTCGCTGGAACTTGCTACACCATGCGCAAGGGATGCAATTTTAGCCAAAACCGCCCTATGCGCTTCAACGCGAGCCGCTTCTTCTGCCTCTATTGCCTTGATTTCTGATTCATGTGGCTCTATAAGACCTTGGACGGAGGCTGTTAGAAGCTTTGCTGTTTCGTCTACCCTCCTTCCGCGCTCAATATGAACAGCTTTTGCTTCTTTCCTTGCACGCTCAACGTCTGCTTTAATTTTGCGAAGTTTTGCAATCCATGAGCGAGCTGCTTTTTCGCCTTTTTTATCGCGATAATCAAATTCTTTTTCTTCTGATTCCTCGGTGGCATCTGCAATTTTTATTGCGACGGCCTCCCATCGAGAAAGAACTGATGCCTCTTCTGCAACAATTGCAGTATTTTCGTTTTGCTGGGTCATTTTAATGGATGCTTGAAATAGTAGAAGTGATAGAAGAAAACTTAAAATTCACCCAGCAGCTTAATTGCTGCTGGCAACATTCATAACCTGAACTCCATTGCTGTTTTTGCCAGAATTAAGCTTTTCAGCGTACTCTGGAGTCAATCTTTCGATTAGCTGCGGACGAAGCCCTTCTTTTACTTCAGAAAAGTCACTGATACCAAGAATCAGCATTATAGTTGCGATGCCATCACTGTTCAGGCCAACTTGCACCATTTTTGAGTGCAGCGCATTGACAAACTTTTGTGTATTCTTCTCCGCTTCAGTAAGTGGTGTTGTGCTAGGTGGGCGATCAACGACATTCCTTTGCTCTTTGTCGTACAAAGCAAGTCCAAACTGATTGCCGAAAGTCATAAACGCCCTCTTCATTGCATCTGTCGCGGCTTCCTTGATTGCAGACTCATGGGCCTGGCCAAGGTCAACATCAATGCCGTGCCCAGCGCCAACGCCCTCGCGACTTACGCCATTGACAGTAACTCGCACCCTCGCGATATAAGAGACACCCCAGCCGTCTCTCTTGGCTTGACCAATTTTGCGCTGATACTCCGACACACGCCTTATTTCAACAATATCTTGATTCCAGTTTCCGAAGCCAAAGATTCTATTTGCTTCGGCAATCACCCACCATCCTTCAACATAACAAAGCTGTCTTCCGCTTTGCTCTCTTGTTTTTACGACTTCCTGGGAGAGCGGCTTCTGCAGCTCGGCTAGCTGCAGATCTGTGAAAGGCGCTTGCGGTTGCTCCATGGCTTAAATTGGTTGACGCCAGCTATCGTAGCATGAAAGCCCGGTCAGCGCAACACGATGAGCACACAAGGCGCCACCAGCCTGAACAGGATTTTCAAGACAACGGCGAATCTGCTTTTTGAAAAAGGCGAGGACGTGGCAGCTGTTGCAAATCTTTTGCAAGGGTTTGTGGCCCCAAGAATGGTCAGGCAGTGGTATGAGCGATACTGCGAGGTCAATGGCCTAAGAGGGACGGTGAACAGTGCCAGAAAGTATCGAAGGATGCCAATGCCTCCAATTGACTTCAAAAGCATTGAAGTAAAAGATCTTGAATCACTTGCAGCAGAGAAAGAAGAAAAGCATAACACCCCAGAGTGGTAAAACTTTTTGATAAGCCGGCCTAGCTACGCTTTCCTTTTGCAAAAGTAGTCAGCTGATCCCGCCCCAAGCCTGAATTATCGCCTGATGGCTTTGCTGAAAGCCTTGCCCTATTTTTATTTTTTTGACTTTGCTTCTCTTTGTGAATTTGCTTTATTTTTTCTACAAGTCTTTGGTGCTCATAGTCAATAAGATTCTTTTTTATGCTAGCAACTGTCTCTTGGTAGCCCGGACTTTCAAGATCCGGCCTTAAAGCAAAAATCTTTGACCAGTTTGGTGCAGAATCTCTCAGCATAGCTTGACTCTCTCAAAGATTACAGAACTCTTCAGATCAATTGAGCACTGCAGTGTTCCGCAAATTCCGTGTCTATTTTTTGCAACAGATATAGCAAGCTCATATTCATCTTTACCTGGATCATAATAGCTCGGCCTAAGCAAAAACATAACAATATCCGCATCTTCCTCAATTCTACCAGATGCACGAAGATCTGCCATGGTTGGCATTTTATCAGTTCTGGTCTCTACACCGCGATTTACCTGGCTCAACAAAAAAATGTCAATACCAAGACTTACCGCTAACTGCTTCAAGGCTCTTGTAACATTGCCAATGTTGGAAGCTTCTGTATTTTGGCCATCACCCGAACATCCTTCAATAAGCTGAAGATAGTCAATAAAAACCGCAGATAAATTTTTTCTTGTTTTGGCCAGTAGGGTTATCTTTGCTGCAATAGCATTAACAACTACGGAAGATGCGTCAAACAAATGAAATCGCTGAATTAGGCTAGATTTCAGATAGCTTTCAAGTCTTTCGCGCTGCGAAGTGCTATATGTTCTTAGCCTAATGTTATTAACTCTAATTGGGTCTACAACCCTGCCGCTACTGCTCAGGTTGATGTAATCAAGACACGAGAGAGATTTGTTTTGAACCTGCACCTTAGACATTTCAAGGCTAAAAAATGCAATATCTCCGTGCCTATCGGCAAGTTGCGTTGCCAGGAAAATTGCAAATGTACTTTTCCCCATGGCAGGCCTAGCCGCAATAACCACCAGCCGCCCCGAATATGGGGATCCTCTTTTTGCAATTCCCCCCTGTATCGCATC